CGACGACCTTGCAAAGCGCGTGATCGAGCTAATCCCCAAGTCGATGATGCGCACCGGCTTCGACGTCAAGATCGAAAACAGCAAGGAAGAAGCCGAGGGCTTCAGCGCGCTGCTCGAGACGCTGAAGGCGACCGCGATCTTCACGAAGGCGAAGATGTACGAGCGCGCCTATGGTGGCGCCGCGATCTGGCCCGTCGTCAATGACGGCGCGGTCGACATGTCGCTGCCGCTTAACGAAGATCGGATCAGCGAGGTTTCACACCTCACGCTGTTCGAGCCGCGCGAGCTGCAGCCGTGGCGCTACTACAACGAACCGCATAAGCCGAAGTACGGCGAGGTCGAAGTCTGGCGCGTGGTCCCGATCGGACATCGCGGCATGTCCGCGCCGACGACGTTGATCCACGAGTCGCGCCTGATCATCTTCCCGGGCATTCGTGTGTCGAAGGATGACGTCGCGCAATACGCCGGCTGGGGCGACAGCGTTCTGACGTACATGTATCGCGTGCTATGTGACTTCAACGTGAGTTGGTCGAGCGCCGCGATCCTGCTGAACGATTTCGCGCAAGCCGTGTTCAAGATGCACGGTCTGAGCGAGGCGTTCGCGACCGACAAGGATGATCTTGTTATGGCGCGTATGCAGGCGGTCGAGCTGTCGCGATCGACCGCGCGCGCCGTGCTAATCGACGCCGAAGATGAAGACTTCGAGCGCAAGCAGACGCCGGTAACCGGCATGCCCGAGCTGCTCGACCGCTTCGCGCTGCGCCTGAGCGCCGCGACCGGGATCCCGGTAACGCTGCTCATGGGTCAGAGCCCCGCCGGAATGAACGCTACCGGCGCGTCTGACATCACGTTCTTCTATGACTCGATCGACGCCGAGCGATCGGGCGACGGCATGCTCGATCAGTTGTCGCGCCTGCTGTACCTGCTGATCCGATCGAAGACCGGACCGACCCGAGGGATTGAGCCCGATAAGTGGTCGATCGAATTCCGATCGCTGTACGGCGAGTCGACGCTCGAGAAGACGCAGGCGCGTAAGACGCAGGCGGAAACCGACGCGATCTACATCGTCAACGGCGTGCTTGCGCCTGAAGAGGTCGCGTTGTCGCGCTTCGGCGGCGACACGTACTCGATCGAGACCGTCGTCGACTTCAAAAACCGGACCGCGATGGAAGAGTTCGAGGCAGAGCAGGAAGCGCAAGCGCTCGCCGAAGCCGAAGCGAAGAAACCCGACCCGCCGCCCGACGGCGACGATCCCGATCCGTTCGGTGGCGACGACGACGAAGACGACGAACGCGCCGACGTGTTCGATATCGAATCGCTCGAAGCGCAGGTCGCGCGCGTGCTGTACGATCTTCCGATGGCGGCGTAGCCGATGGCGACGCAGCTCGAGCAACTGCTAGCGCGGCGTGCGCGCGGCATCAAGCGCGGGCGACGAATCCCGCGACAGCAGCGCCCGGCTCACCTAGAGCGCGCGTATGCGACGCAGCTCTTGCGCATTGTTGACCGGGTGCGAGAAGCGCTCGCGCCGCTGCTCGCCGAGCTGCCGCGCCTACTCGAGCGCAACGCGCGAGCGCGCGCTGATGGGCGCCTTGACGCGGGCGAAGGCGAGCGCCTACGAACGCTGATCGCCGAGGCGCTCGCGCGCGTTCGGGGCTTCATTGATCCAACACAGCTCGACGCGCTCGCGAAACAGCTCGGGCACAACGTGTCATCGTTCAGCGGTGCGCAGCTACGCCGGCAGATCATCGCGGCGATCGGCGTCGATGTCTTCGCTAGCGAAGCCGGGCTAGCTGCGATCGTTGAAGGCTTCGCCGCGGAGAACGTCTCGCTGATCACGAACCTCGCTGAGCAGCTCGTCAGCAACGTCGAGGGCGCGACGACTCGAGCGCTAGCGAACGCCACGCGGCACACCGATCTCGCCAAAGAGATCGAGAAGATGATGGGCATCAGCCGCAAGCGCGCGAAGCTGATCGCGCGCGATCAGATCGGCAAGCTGAACGGCAAAGTTAACCACAAGCGTCAGACGAATCTCGGGATCAACAAATACATCTGGCGCACGGGCAAGGATCGCCGCGTGCGCGGCACGCCCGGCGGCGCATTCCCCAACGCGAAATACTCGCACTTCGCACGCGAGGGTAAGACGTTTTCGTGGGACGAGCCGCCCGAAGACGGGCACCCGGGTGAGCCCGTGCTATGCCGGTGCGGCGCTGAGCCCGACTTCGACGATTTGCTCGCCGGTTTGTAGATCGTCTCGCGCGGTGCTACGTTACTACCTGTGTTCGGACGGGATAACGCAACGTACTTGAGGGGCGCCCCGTTCGCTTTGGTCATCTGGACGTTTGAAGCCAACCACCTGCCAACGGAGCTGCCAATGAGCTAGCAGAACAAACACAAGAACTCCCAGGCCAAGGGCGCCCCGATCACGTATCGCGGGCGCCCGTTTTGCGTCGACGGACTGGCGCAATTTCGCGGTTGACTTTTTTTGTGCGATCGTATGCGCATGTCAACTCGTCGACCGAATCAGTTTTTGCACGAGCGCGTTGTGATGGCGTTCGATCACGCCGCCGCCGCCGACGCCGACCGCACCGACAAGATGTGGAAGCTGCCGCGCGCGTTCCGCGTCGAGCGCGTGATGTACGTCAACCCGACGGGGCTCGCCGCGCACGCCGCCAACTTCTTCACCGTCAAGCTGACCAAGGGCGCGACCGTGGTCGCATCGTGGTCGACCGAGACGGGCGAAGACGGAACGATCGCCGCCGACACGTTCGTCGAGCTGAACCTGAGCGCGACCGACGCCGATCGCGTGTTCGCTGCCGACGACGAGATGAAGCTGTTCCTGGACGAAGCCGCCGGCACCGCCACGCTACCCGCCGGTCGAGTCATCGTCGAAGGCTTCTACCTGTAAGCCGTGTCGCTCGTCGCCCGTACAGACCGCGGCGAAGTTTCGCTGATCGTTGATCGAGCGGACCGCGGCGAGCTTGCGCGCCCGGTCAAGTCGGCGGGCGGAACCGTGGTGTATGAGGCCTACGCCGCGCGCGTCGGCATGCTGCAATATCCCTGGGGCGTCGAGCATCGCGACGGCGCCGAGCTGCAGCGCATCGTCGACCAACTGAACCGCGGCGCGCAGCTGACGATCCGACACCCCGCCGCGATGATTAGCGAGGGCTCGGATTACGTCGCAGGGGGCCGCGTGATCAGTGCGCGCGTCGACGACGGGTACGCGATGATCTCGTTTCGCGCCAACCCTGCCGGCGTTGCCGCGATTTCAGCTGGCGTTCGCGAGCTGTCGCTAGGCTATCACTGCCGTATAGACGATCGCGATTTCCAGCGCGACACGCGCGTCGACCATGTCGCGCTCGTCGAGCGCGGTCGATGCGGACATACGTGCAGCGTGCGTGTCGACGACTGCGGCGTCGGTCGCTGCGTGTGTGCAATTTCTGGAAAAAATAAACACGTGCTAGGTTCTGATCTCGCGATGAAAGTCGCAGCAGCAATCAACGCGCGACGATTCAACAACACGAGGTAATCCCAGATGGATCCAGAGAAGCAGATCGAAGAGCTGAACGTTCAGCTCGCCGCCCAGATGACCCGTGCTGACGAAGCCGAGGCGCTCGCAAGCGTCGAGAAGGTTCGCGCCGACACCGCCGAGGGCAAGCTGACCGACGTGACGCATCGTCTCGACGCCGCGACCGAGAAGCTCAAGCTCTCCGAGTCGCCCGAGAAGGTGCAGGTCGCGCTCAATCTGATGAAGGCGCAGGTCGCCGCGTCGAAGAAGCGCGCAGACGAAGCTTCCGATCCCGAGAAGTTCCGCAAGGCGGTCGAGGCGCGCGTTGATCTCGAGGCGAAGGCCGAGCCGATTCTCGGCGAGCGTAGCGGCTACGCAAAGATGACCGATCGCGAGCTGCAGATCGCTGTGATCGAAAGCCTGCACGGCAGCGTCGATACCAAACGGTCCGACGACTACGTGCGCGCCACGTTCGACTCGGCGGTTGCCGGGTACGAGCAGGGCAACGCCGCGATCAGTCGTGTCCGTGAGGCTCAGGCGGAAGCCGCCGAGCGCACCGCAGCCGCGCCGCGCGCCGATCGCCGGTCGCGCGCCGACATCTACGCCGAAGAGCAGGCGAACGCCTGGAAGACCGCGCCCGCCGCGAAGGCGTAACGCCGCAACCCAACGATCAACCGCACCACACGAACGAGACCGCAGGAGCAATCAAGATGCCGCAGACTTCCGTAGCAGACAACATGACGATCGGGATCGTCGGCGCACTCGCCGATGCGAATCTCGCGAGCGTCGACAGCCGCGTCAACGAAGAGGCGTCGGCCGAGATTCCCTTCGGCGTCATGGTCGTGCGCGGCACGGCGAAGGCGACCGACGCGCTACTGCTGCACACCAGCGCCGCCGTCAGTGCGCCGCTGCTCGCGGGAGTGGTCCTGTACTCGGCCGCGTACGCCAAGCCCGAAGAGCTGGGCGACGACGGCGTGAAACCGAACATGACAGTCGGTCTGCTGCAGAAGGGTCGTGTCTACGTGCTGCCGGAAGAGGCTGTCGAACCGGGCGATGACGTGCGCGTTCGCGCGGTAGCCGGCGGCTCCGAGCAGGCGGGCGCATTCCGCACGACCGCCGATGACACCAGCGACTGTATCGACATCAGCTCGTTTGCCCGGTGGATCACCGCGGGCAGCTCGACCGTTCCCGCCGTGGTCGAGATCGATATGACCAGCGCAGCTGGCGCAGTCGCCGACAGCTAGTCGCTGACGATCTGAACCGAACCAAACACGAAAACCTGACGACTGAACCGAACCAAGGACCACAAGATAATGCGCACCAATAACACCCGACTCGACGCCGCGGAGCATGTCTGGTTCAACCGTCAGCTGGAAGCGGTCGACGCTCAGCAGTACGACGTGCTCTTCCCGCCGAATAAGGCGCGCTCGCTGATTCCGACCCAGAACGGGATCCCGGCGTGGGCGAACGTCTACGTGTGGCAGGAGTTCGAGAAGCTCGGCACCGCCAAGATCATCAGCAACACCGCCGACGATCTGCCGGCGGCTGGCGTCAAGGGCACTGAGAACAGCAAGGTGATCAAGCAGCTTGGCGCGTCGTATCACTACGATGTCCGCGAGATCAAGCAGGCGCACGCAACCGGCATGCCGCTCGACGTGCATCGCGCCGCAGCGGCTCGGCACGCGATCGAGACGCTGACCGACGAGGTGCTCGCGCTCGGCAGCGCCGCGAACGGGCTCGACGGCCTGCTGACCCTGAGTAACACCACGTCATACACCCTCGCCGACAAGGCAGCGGGCGGCAAGACGTGGGCGGTCGCGACGCCAGACGAGATCGTGAAGGATATCGCCGACGGGATCAAGGCGATCAAGATCGCCATGAAGAACGCGGGCGAGCAGCCCTTCGAGATGTTCGACGTCGTGCTGCCGATCGGTCCGTACTGTGATATGGCGCAGAAGCGCATGGGTGACGGTTCCGACACCACGGTTCTGCAGTACGTGCTGAAGAACCTGCCGAACGTCAACTCGATCACCGACTGGTTCCGGTGTGACAACGCGGGCGCGGGCGGCTCGATCGATCGCATGGTCATCTACCCGAAGAACCCGGTCGTGCTCGCGGGCATCGTGCCCGAAGAGTACACGCCGCAGGAGCCCGAGAAGCGCGGGCTTCGATACAACATCGCCGCGACCGCATCGTGCGGCGGCGTCGTGTGTCGATACCCGGTCGCCATCTGCTACGGCGACGGGCTGTAAGCTCACGCGGGTAATCTACTGCCGGGCTAGTTGATAGCCAAACGGCGCAAAGCCCGGCGTTGCTGTATAGCGCGCCGGGCTTTTTTCATGCTGCACGTGAACAGCGCGAGGTGAGCGAATGTCGAATCGGATTCTACAGACCAGCGGCGACTCGGCGATTCAGCTCGTCGCGCTGAAGTCTACTGCGTTCGCGGGTGAGTCGCCGACGCCGCTTGATCTAGCGGTCGTTCCCGCGTCGTGGGGCAACTCGGATCTGGGCGTGGTGCCCGAGTTCGACCTGAACGTGTGGGGCGCGGCGGCTCTCGAGCTGACCGATCTCGAGCTGCTCGCGCTGATCCCTCGGCTTGGGACGGTCGCCGACGACGATGTCGATACGGTCGACTTCGGTAACAACGAACTGGACCTAACGTCGCACGCATACAAAACGGGCGACGGTCCCTTCACGCTGACGACGACCGGCACGCTACCCGACGGGCTCGAGCTGCTCACGCAGTATTGGATCATCTACGTCAACAGCGGATCGATCAAGCTCGCCACGTCGCGCGCGCTGGCGCTCGCCGGAACCGCCGTTGCGTTCACCGACGGCGGCACGGGCACGCACACGATCGAAGACGTCGACGACGTCACCGAGCTACTGTACGCGCACAGCGTCGGGTTGCTCGGGCACGCACAGAACGGACTCGTGACGCTCGGCGCGCGCAAGGCGTACACCGCGCGCGCGAAGCACGATCCGCGCGCGCTCGCGTACTCCCTCGCGGGCGACATCAGTACGTCGACCGCCAGCGCCGAGATCGCGCCCGTACAGGAGCGGTAATCGGTGCTGATTCGACGGGTCACACCGCGGATCGATAACGTGCGTGGTGACGGCGCGCGCGTTGCGCCGCGCGTTGCTTCGATTCGTCAGCGTCAGCAGTTCCCCCGCACCCAGGCCGAGGCGCTGGCGTGGTCGGGGGTGACATTCACCGCGGCGTGGCGCGAACTCACCGCGACCGCCGGCGCAGGGCTTGGCGGCACCGACATCATCGGGACGAAACACCTCACGCTGTCGGGCAAGACGAC